AAGGAATATTTTCCCGGATTATTCCTGGACGATGCCTCGTTTGAAGTTTGGTCATATTCTGGCGGTTCCCCTACGGGATGGTCCTGAACCGCCGTGTGCATTGTTTGTAAAAGACACGAACAAGTTGCCCGATGTCTTGGAGATAACCAAGATTTTCGCATGAGTGATTACTTCGATTCAAGAAAAGATTGTCCGGTTCAACGGAAGGCCATGGGAGCCTACATCTCTTCTTTGCTCGAAGACATGCTGCCGCCGATGCGGGTTGCCGCTCGTGCTTGTGGCTACGCCCTGGCCACACATGGCTCTCTACAGCGAGACATCGACATCGTTGCGATCCCGTGGACGGTCCAAGCCGATACCCCCGATCTTCTCGTAGAGCGTCTGTGTGGCGTCATATCTGGTTGTCTCGGACGGGCGATTCGTCTCAGTGAATGGTCGGACAAACCTCATGGTCGCCGAGCCATAACGATCATCACCACGGGAGATGCCGAAATTGACTTGAGCGTGATGACGCCATTAGAAAAGGAAAAGAAATGAAACCGTTTCATGAACTACAATCAGACCTACGCCTCGCGATCGTTCGCGGATACCATGACCAAGCCCTGGAGGCAGCCGCGACCCTGATCGACGTGCTGAGTTCTCGCCTTGGCATCGCCGATGCACCAAAGGTCCAGTGGGAAGACATTGAGGGCAAGCCGAATTTCTGCGATCCGGCGGCGTGTGCTTGTAAGACCAGCCCAAGTGTTGAATATACGATCTCGCCGAGCGGCAGTAAAGTCTTTCACGTAGACGTTGATTTGACCCCAGAAGAAATCGCCAAACAACTCGACCTATTCAATGGCGCGAACCCGTCCGCCTTTGATCACGATGGCGATGGCAAGCCGGGTGGTTCAAAAAAGAAACCCAAGCCGCCAAAGGAATAATACATGTTTACCTTCCTACTCCTCTTGGCTTTGGCCGGGGCAATCTATTTCACATATCCCGTCCAGACGAAGTCCTTCCTGGTTTCAGCCAAGGTCTTTGGTATTCTGGTCTGGGAATGGGCGGCAAAGAAAGTATCGGGAAAATGACCGCTACTTGCAAGATCACGCTGGCCGCATTGAGTGACATCATGGGATTTACAACATCGCAAATCGTTGGGATTTCGGCATCAGACGAGAATGGTATTTGTGAAATCACAATCGAGGGACCGGATGTTCCGGAAAATACCGAAACCGTATCGCTGACTTACGAGAGAGTTACCGGAATAAGCGGAACGTCAATTATCAAGGGTCCGGAAATTAGGGCCTTTACTGCCACACATTACCTGACTACCGCCCTACCGAAGCCCCCGCCGGTTAATCTCTGGATCGTGACGGAGAAATCATGACAGTCCTGGTCATCTACACCGACAAGGTGGAAGAAACCCTGGAATTTTTCCAAGGCATGGGGTTGGTTTTCGTTGAAGAAAAACACGGAGACGGTCCGACCCATTATGCCAGCCAGAATGGCGACAATGTCTTTGAAATATATCCGACTGCTATTGGGGATTCCCGAGTCCGGTTTATCAACCAGTAATGGAATCCCCAGGAGCCACGCTCCTGGGGTTCCGGCAACCTTCTGGGTGGGAGGCCCATCGGGAAATCGATAAAGGTATTTATTGCGCGAGTGCCGGGATTATCGTGTAAGATATCAAAATGAACAAAAATACGGAATAAGCTGGTGGCCCCTCGCAAACCAAGCGCAACTAAACCAAAGCCAAAGGCTCCACCGACATTTAAGCTCGACATCTTCGATCTTCTTAATGCGGCGGATTGTCACGACCTCAACTATCTTTCGCGTCAACCCGAAGAAGCACAAAAAGCTTTTGCCGGTAGAGTTGTTCTGCGTTGGATGTCACAAGTCGAAGGCGCGAATTCCGAGCTATACCTGATGCTCGTGAATGAATTGGTCAACATCGACTTTGACAGTTTGTCAAAATATCCAGACCTTCAATATCGCCTGATGGCGGCTTGCGGTGTCGGACGAAGACAACGGCATGGATATCTCAAGACTCCGAAGCGAGTAAACAACGCGGCGAAGCTGCAATCTTTTCTCCTGCTGACAAACCCACTAGCAAGCACATCCGAAATCAACATGTTGCTTTCAAACCACACAAAGGAATCGTTCGCTGAACTCGTCAATTACTCCGGTATCTCCGCTCAAGAAACAAAGGACCTCATTGATGCCTTCGAAGCCCAAGAAGCAGACGAAGACCAAGAAGCAAGAGCCTGAGTTCAAATGCGGGTTTTGCGACAAACCAATGGTCTTCGAATCGGGGATCATCAAACACCTATGCGTTGGAAAACAGCGCGACCAGGAAAAAGATGAGAAACATATCCGTTATGCCTATCAGGTTTACCGGAAATTCTACGCGGCCAATTGGAAGGGTCAGAAAGAAAAGGGATGGGGCGATTTTATCAAATCGCGGTTCTACAATGACTTCGTGAAGGTCGGTCGATACATCCAGGATATCAATGCAATCAACGCCCCACAATTCGTTGATTTTCTCGTCAGATCATCTCTTCCCGTAAAGCAGTGGACTAGCCCAGTCGTATACGAGACTTTCGTTCACGAATTGACCAAAAAGGAAAGTCCTGGGGCGGCGGTCGAGCGAAATATCCTCCTTATGCAACAGTGGGCCACCGATACTGGAAACAACTGGACTGATTTTTTCAAGAAAGTCAGCCCCGCGCAGGCAACGTTGTGGATCAAAACAGGACGGATCAGTCCTTGGGTTATCTACATTTGTGCTAGTTCCGAGAACTTGCTGATGCGTCTCTCGGATGAACAAGTTGAAATTGTGAGTAAATACATAGACCCAGAGTTCTGGGCGGTTAGAATGCAGGGACACAAAGACGAAGTCGAGTTCCTGAGAGCCGTATTTGATGAAGCAGGAGTATAATGGAAGAAGAAGAAGACAGATTGGCTCTATATGCAGGAATGTATGGGAACGATGACGAAGACGATGGTGAAGTTGCCCCGATAGTCCCGAGAGAAAACCGAAAAGGAAAGTCGGTTTCGGTTCTGGTCGATGGACATCCGGTTGAAGTCATTACTCGATCGTATGTCGATTACCTCGAAACGGTGATTGAAAAACAAAAACTAGAAATACAGAAACTGGGACGAATGCTTCGCATTGTGGAAAGGAACGTTAGGCAACAACGGGCCGCCACAAACATGCATGTCGGGCATCTAAATGATATTCGTCACGATCTGGAAAACAAGATAGATCGGAGGGATTGATGGTATCGGTAATCATAAACGACTACGTTCTGGATCGACGAGTCAATATAATGCTGGACTCGGAGGATTTTATAGTAGCGGATCGTCTCATGACATCACATGATGATGATTACCTATTATTGCAACTGCAAGAGGTTAGGGAGTTCAAAGGACGAACTAGGCTTCGCGACCTGGAGCCCTATCATCTTCGACTTATGATCACGCTAAATCTTTCCAAAATCGCAATGAAGCCAAAAGCGGATGGCTTTGATCTTTCTGATCCCATTGTGAAAAGCCTCGTTTTGCTGATTTCGATTTTGATCCGTTGCTTGGAAAAGAGATGCGACGCCGATATCGAACTCCTGAAACTAAACCGAGTGGGTGCACTCGATGTATGTGTGGAATTTTCGGCCATGATGTCGATGGATGAGCCGCCAAAATTCAAGAAATCCAAAACGAAGGATTCGAAGAAAAAGATGACGGTCATCGTCGATAACACGTGAAACAAATTTACCAAGATCGATCGTATGCAGTATGGTAGTTCATGATTTTGGTTGACTATCTTGTTGGGTTTATGGCGGTGGCTGCCGACATCCGCGCCTATTTTGTATTGACGAACTGGCGCAACAGCTTCTCGACAAAGAGAAGTCCAGGAAGTGCATGGAGGGGATATTGAGCCTTATCGTCCATACCGACATCGACATGGATTTCGCAGATCGTGATGCGGCCCTATCGACCCTGGCTTATGTCCCCGCCAGTATGGTTGAACGCGGCGCCCATCGGATCAAGCAAGGATCGGTTGTCAAGCACCAGACCGGTGTTTACTTCCAGGATGCGCCCATCGATCCCTTAACTGGGTTGTGCTCCATTCTCTACGAGGATGCTGCCGAGTTGGGCTACTTCAAGATCGACTTCCTGAACAATTCGATTTACCAAGGCGTTCGAGATGAAGACCATCTTGACGCATTGGTGAAAGAAGAACCGGTGTGGGAACTGTTCGAGATGCGAGAAGTCGTTGGCTCTCTCGCCCACATCAAAGATCATTTCGGAACCGTTCAGGCCATAAAGCCAAAATGCATTGAAGATTTGGCGGTGGTCCTGGCGTTGATCCGGCCAGCCAAACGGCATTTGATTGGCCGCCCCAGAGACGAAATCGATTCCGATATTTGGAAACCAGAACCGGGAAGTGACGATGGATATCGTTTCAAACGCGCGCACGCAATTGCATATGCGGTTTCGATCATCGTTCAACTAAACCTGATGTCAGAGCAGGCCGTTGAAGCAATGAACGACGATACCGGCCCTTCTCTCGAAGAGCCGGATCGCTGGGAACCAGAAGAATTGCCCGATTGGGTTTAACCAGAGACCTTCAGGTCATAGGTATCTTCGATCACGAACTTCAGGGCATTGGCGATAGCGGCCCGCTGAGCAGTCGAGATGCCGTGCTTGATCGCGAATTCTTCCGAGTTCATGCTCTCAAGACCGCTGATGGTCTCGGCCCGCATCGTATTGAATGACCGGGCATACCGGTCGTTTTGTTGGCGATCGAACTCCATGATCCGATCCGCTTCCTGGCGGAGAGAGACAGCGTTTTCCGCCGTCCACAGCTTTCCTTCGGCGAACAGCGCGGGCGCCATCCAAAATGCGGCTTTCTTGTCGTGACAGGGAATGGTCTGGCCACTACCGGTCAGAATGTTGCCATTGCTGTCGGCGACCAGGGTCGTGAAACGCCAGCATTGATTCCAGCCATGCGGGAAGTGAAGCCACGCGATCCACTGACCGCAATACATGACCTTGAAAACGCTCCGGACCTTTTCGGAACCGGGGCCGGTGTAGCGTTCAAGCTCAACGTGATCGGCTTCGGTCGTCTGGGCTTGTTCCGACATGGTGTGTTCTCCTTTGAACAAACCATATCAGACCGCCAAGGACTGTCAAGCAATAATTAGTCCAGACGCCGGACCAACGTGACTTGTCTTTTGCGAACTCGTCTAGCGATGGTGTCTTGCAATGAAACGCTTGGTCCAGCCAGAAGCTCGAAGTCTTTGCGAGAGAAATGCTTCAGGAATGGACGGAAGATTCTCCAACGATCTTTGTAGAAGATATTGATGGGGATTTGGCGATTGGATTCCCACCACCACTCTTCGCCCCAATTCAAGAAAGCGACACGCAATTTCTCATCCGGAATCGAATCCAGAACATACATGGAGATCAGTTGGTTGTCTGAATTTTGCACTATCCCGAGATAATGCTGATCCTGGAGTCTCCCATAAGACAAGAATGGGAACTTCTCCAGGATGGCTGTGATTTTTTCATCCATGTGAGGGAAGTCGTTACCGCTATATGATTGCGGGGTATTTATCTTTGTAGTTTTTTGGCCAATTTTTGGTTGACGATTTCCCGATATATTGCTATCGGTTGGGGATGAAAGACTACATCAGAGTTGCTCGCGGCTGGTATTCGGCGCATCTCGCCCTCGGGGCAATGCTCTCGATTACCGAACTCTTTCACATCTTCGCGATGTATCGAGATGGTAATCGTCACTACCATACGATCGCGCATGTCGCGGCCTGTCTTCGTTTCATCGAGCGATATCGCAAGCAACTGAGCGATCGTGAATACGCGATGCTCATCTTCGCGCTGATCTACCACGACTGCGTCTACAGCATCACGTCGAAGGTAAATGAAGAGCAAAGCCAGATGGCATTTGCCGAGTATGCGGCGGGTCGCATTCTTCCGGCATATTCCAGCGTTATCTTCGATCTCATCCTGGCGACCAAAAAGCACACGCTGGATGCTGACGCGCCGTTGCTGTTTCGCTGCATGATCGACGCCGACATGCATGTGTTCGCCGGGCCGGGCTGCGACTACATCCGGTATGCGAAGGGCATCGCTGCCGAATATGCGACTCACGACACCATCCCGGCGTTTGTGAAGGGTCGCCTTGCGTTCCTCGACACCGTTGATCCCGATCACATCTTCTACACCGATGGGATGAAGATGAAGACGTGGCAGGTTAAAGAGAACCTTGAATTGGAGCGGCGCCTGCTTCAAACTCGTCCGCACGAACTCCTCGATCCTCCTGAAGAGATTCTGTATCTGTGATGCGTTTCGATTATCCATGGCAAATGCCAGCCGTCTTCATCGACGAGGTGGAGAGTTGGCCCGAGGCTTATAAGAGCCCATACGGCCCGTCGTATTACTCGATGCCGGGCAAGACCTGGGAGCATACCCCGGAAGGTATCCTGCGGATCGCGGACCATTGGAATTTCGACAACCGTCAGTTCGGGCTCCAATGCCCGACAGACAAAAGGGTTGGGAAGAAATCGTGGGCCATGGGTCGCTGGGAAGGCGACCGGTTCGTCATCGTTCGGATTGTGGGCAAACCGAAACTCACCGAACTGTCCGCCGCAAATGCGGCCAAGCTCGATATTGGCCAAATGGTCCAGTGGACCAAGAACATGCGATATCTGGACGAAGATGTTCATTGGCTCAGTCTGCTGACTTCGGATCAGCATCTCGGTGGCCTTCCGGCTCCAATCATCGAACGCATTCTGCGTCTTCGCCAAACTCAGCACGATCCGATCACTCGCCGCCTTTACAGCGATCAGATCATCGGTTGGAAGGAAACACACTGATAAAAAGACAGCCGAACAAACCGAACAGCAACTCCGGGAAGACGTTCTGTTTCTCCTTCGTCAACTCTATCTGATGGAGCACGCGCAAGATCGGAATGGAATCGATGCCGTTGCTAAGCGGCACCGATTCAATCCGTTCAAGTAGGCTCGATATCCTTCCACCACGAATCGGTGATGAGAGGCTGATCACTATACGCCTGCCTGATCCGTTCAGTGACGAACGGCATGAAGGGATGGAGGAGACGGAGGATTTGATCCAACGTCCACATCAGCGTTTGAAGAGCATCCTGGTCATTCTCGTCGTAGAGACGTGACTTGGTGTTCTCGATATACCAGCCGCAGAAATCTTCGAAGATGAGAGCCCGGAGACGATGGGCTGCCTCATGATATGAAAGCTCTTCGAGATGCTTGGTGATCCGTTCGGCCTTGGCATCAAGGATGCGGAGCATCAAGGCATCATCCCCTTGAGCACCGGCCTGACGGAGGCGGTTTTCCGGCTGCTGGAGAGGCGGCGAACCCATTCGTTCCCAATGTGCCAGAGCATAGCGGGAAGCGTTCCAGAGCTTCGTCCTGAGGGCTTTACCGGCCTGGAAACGCTCGTCCCACATCCTCATGTCCTGGCCGGGTGTCGCGCTCTCTGCGAGAGCGAAACGCATCGAATCGCAACCGTATCGCTCGATGATTTCGAGAGGATCGATTCCGTTTCCGGCGGACTTCGCCATCTTCTTCCCGAACTTGTCGCGGATGATGCCATGGAGGAAGATCGTCCGAAACGGCAACTCGTCCGTCAGGAACAGACCCATCATGAGCATGCGGGCGCACCAGAAGAAAAGGATGTCGTCGGCGGTCTCGATCATCGCGGCGGGATAAAACCGCTTGAGATCGGCGGTCTCGTGAGGCCAACCCAACGTCGCGAATGGCCAGAGAGCAGACGAGAACCACGTATCGAAGACTTCCCGAGTTCCCGGAATGGCGTGTCCCCAGCGAATTTGCCGGTTGATACACCAGGGTTCGATGTTTTCGAGGAAGTTCCGCAACGTGCCTTCTTGACCAGCCGGAATGATTTCGATGTCGCCGGAATCGAGATGGTCGAGAAGTCGTTTCGCCAGCGGCGCCATATCGAGAAGGATATCGTCACCTTCCCGATAGACCATGTTGGCCTCGTTGCATTTGTTCCATGCAGCCTCGACGGCCTCGGTATACCGGTCATCCATCGTGAAACGTTCTCGTGACCAGTCACACGAGGCGCCACAGCTACGAAGCTGCCCCGTGATCTTGCCCTGAAGGCTCGTCATATAATTTTGAGAAAACGTTTCGAAATCTGGGCCGGTGGGGTCCAGGCCCTCTTCGATCATCAACTCGTCGATCTTGGCCTGAGTCGCGAGACCGGCATGATCGGTCCCCGGCAGCCAAAGGGTGCAGTCGCCCTTCATCCGGTGATAACGAGTCGAAATATCTTGGAGGGTTGCGAACAAGGCATGCCCCATATGGAGGATGCCGGTGATGTTCGGTGGTGGCATGGGGAGAAAATAAGCAGGACCATCGCCGCTAGGGGCGAATGCACCGCTTGTCTCCCAATTCGAATAGATCGAGGACTCTTCGGTGCGATGATCGAAGGTCTTCGTTAGTTGCTTACGTCCAACATGTGCTTTACACCCGTGTTCTAGAGGTTGAGTTTCTATTTATAGCCGATTGGTTGCCAGAAAGCAATCAAAAATCAATGTCGATGATTTTTCGTTCTTCGTGTCGATGTTCGGCGGCGGCTTCTTCCGCCGCTACCTCGTCTTCGGTCGCGCTTGCGATCATCTCGTCATAGAGGGTGTCGAGCATTTTTTCTTCGATCATCTTGGCAAGATCGGTATCGACGGCTGGCCAGCCATCAACTTTCACCACGAAGAAATCTTCGATTTCGTCTGGACCGCCAGGATCATAATCTTCGGGCGGACCACTGAACCGCCCGCTTTCCGGCATCCCCCACGCAACGTTGAACCGAACGGTGACATCGAGTTCGATGTAATCGGCTTCGCCATCGGTTCCGAAACTGATGCAAGTCTTGAAAGTATGTTTGCTCATATCGTTTTCATATATCGATTTCTACCGTCCGTCAACCGTTGACAGTATCGATCATTGTGATAAGGTTTAGGGATGACCGATACTGCATTCCTCGACGATCTGTTTGGTGAAGAGCCTCTTCATGAGGACCTCGTTCCATACCTGAGTGATTGGCGACACGGGAAAGCAATCTGGCATCCTCTCGTTCATGAACCGATGTATCATGAAATTCAGAACAAGATGTATAACCGGATGTATCTGTCGAAAACGGCTGCTCTCAAGAAAGCAATCGATC